CTATCCCTAACAAGTTAATCACTGGTAGACCGACTCAAATATGGATAAAGCGCGAAGTTGTCAACCCTATAGCGGTCTTGTGGCCTGTGCCGAGTAGCACAGACTATTCTATCGTTTACTGGCGTATGCGACGTATAGAGGACGCGGGTAATGGGGTAGAAACTCCTGATATGACCTTCAGGTTTCTCCCTGCGGTCGTTGCGGGGCTGGCCTACCATATAGCCCTTAAGATGCCTGATCTGGCCCAACGTGTCCCTATGTTGAAAGAGGTATACACTGAGCAGTTCAATATGGCTGCTTCTGAGGATCGGGAGAAGGCAACGTGGCGCTTGGTTCCTAGGGGTATGCGGGTGTGACCACGCAGTTTGCCGTTGGCAAGCGTGCGCTGGGGATGTGCGACCGGTGTGGGTTCCAGTATAAGCTCAAACAGCTAAAGAAGCTGACGATAAACCAAGTAGAGGTGGATATTAAGGTGTGCCCTTCGTGTTGGGAAGCCGACCACCCGCAGAACTTACAGGGTAAATACCCTGTTAATGATCCGCAGGCGTTGCAAGACCCCCGGTCTGATGCCGCCGATAATGCAGCAAGCCGGGTACCACTGAGTCTGGCCGACTTAGACGCACTGAACAATGGGTAGGGTATGAATTACACTGAGCTTACAACAAATATAGCCGACATCTGTGAGAACACATTTACAGCAGACCAACTCGCTATGTTTACCCAACAAGCTGAGCAGAAGATATACAACACTGTCCAGTTCCCAGACCTCCGTAAGGTGGGTACGCCTATCGCTATGGTATCTGGAACAGCTACTATTACGTTACCTACTGACTTCCTATTTCCTTACTCTGTAGCGGTGATAAGTGGGGGGACGGACTATATATACCTCCTCCAGAAAGATACCAACTTCATACAAGCGGCATACCCCACTCCGGCGACTACTGGAGTACCAAAACACTACGCCCTACAGAATGCTACTACGCTGCTGCTGGGGCCAACCCCTAATAGCACAGATAACATATCAATAGAGTATGGGTATTACCCGGAATCCATCGTTACCGCTACAAACACATGGTTAGGGGATACCTTCGACTCTGCTTTATTGAACGGTGCGCTTGTAGAAGCGCTTCGGTTTATGAAGGGTGAGGAGGATATGGTTGCTGTGTACGATAAGCTGTATCTCCAATCCATAGGACTCTTAAAGCAGTTAGGGGATGGGAAATTACGGCAGGATACTTACCGCTCTGGACAGGTGCGGGACCGGGTAGGTTAACATTGATGAATAAGGGTACTATGACAACGGAGCAGATATCAGCCGCTGAAATTAAAATTATTCGCTGGGGTGAGAAGGTTTTAACGCCTGTGTTAGTAGCAGGGTTTATTGGGGTAGTAAGTTTCTTAATCCATGTTGGTAACAGTATGGCTCAGTTGGAGACCGAGCAACGTAAGTACAACGATAACGATCAGCGGGTACAGCAAGAACTAGTATCTGTGAACATTAAACTGGATGATGCGGTTAAAGCGGAGCAAAACATAGAAATTACCATACAGCGTATTGATACAACCCAACACAACTTAAAAGAAAATATACAAGAGTTGAAACTCCAAAACACCAAGATCATAGAGCTGCTAAGTAAATGAAGTATTTCACCCAGAAAGAGTTCGCCTGCAAATGTGGGTGTGGGTTCGACGAAATTGACCATGAGTTAGTTCAGGTTCTAGATGCTATTCGGGAACACTTCGATGTTCCTTGCAAGGTTAACTCCGGGTGTCGGTGTGAGGCCCATAACAAGTTTGTGGGTGGGGCACCGCGATCACAGCACTTGCTCGGCAAAGCCGCTGATATCGTATTTCGGGATATACCCCCGGCGCTTGTCGCCGAAGCAGCTATCCGGTTAGGTGCTACCGGTACCAAAGTGTATGATACGTTTACCCACGTAGATGTACGGGATGGTAATGAGTGGCACGCATAAACAGTGGTTTCTGGACGCGGCGGAGGTAATTGATGCGTGGCGGGTATTTCCTCGGGCCTACATGGTTGTGTACCTGTGCATTTTATGGGATGTTCATGGCTGGTATAAGGCAAATGCAAGCTATCCGGATGTCTATGTTAATGTGGTCTGGGGGGCGGTAGGAGTGATGACAGGATTCTACGTACAGTCAGGCCGCAAATGGGGTGGTTAACGGCACTGTTCCGTGCGAATTGGTTCCCCTATGCCGCGATTGGGCTGACCGTGGTTGTGACTACTGCCACTGGATTTGGTTACATGAAGGGTTACGCATCTGCAAAGAACGACATGCAGGAAGCGATAAACAAGTCCCTGAAGACACAGATGAAAGTAAACCAGAAGCTAACAAAGAAAGACCTCAAAACGTTTGAGGAGCTGAAAGACGCAGAGCAGGGGGTTGAGGATGCTATCAACAATATTGAGTTACCAGAGATTGACCCCGCTTGTTCTGCTGCTTTTGTTGGGTGGATGCGGGCATTTAACGACGCAGTGCGAACCTCCGCTGCCAATACCGAAGCAACTAACTAGGTCTTTAGAACCCCTAAGAACAGTTGGCAGCGAGGCTAACCTATTGGATACTATGCAGGTACAGCTTCACAATACGCAGCAGTGCGGGGTATGCTATATAAGGTATAACAACCTGATAAAGGCTGTTAAGGATAGGCAAGAGGATTAACTGATGGCAACGGCATACAGCAGTATATTGAAGTTAGCCCTCCCGGTTCAGGGGGAGCTGGCTGAGACGTGGGGGGATGTAGTCAATGACAACATAACCTCCATGATAGAGGAGGCTATAGCCGGGTCTGTGACCATTGATGTGTGGGTGGCCGACGCCCATACCCTGACTTCTGCTAACGGGACGACCTCAGAATCCCGCTGTGCCATTCTGGAACTGACAGACACTACTACTGATCTATCAGGTGCTGGCGACCTTATCGTGCCCGGCGCTACCAAGATTTATGTGGTTAACAACAATACCGGGCAGATAATCACCGTTAAGACCGCTGCGGGTACCGGGGTAGCGATTGCTGACGCAGCGTCGACCATTGTGTACTGTGATGCCACTAACGTGTTATCCGCTATTACGGCGTCTGCTACCGCCACCGCGACCACAGAGGGCATTGTCGAATTAGCAACACAGGCGGAAGTGACCACTGGGACTGATACAAGCCGAGTTATTACCCCGGCCACGCTTACAGGGTTCGCGGGCAGTCTGGCGTCTATCCTGACGATCAACCCCACGTACCTTACACAAACAGCGGTATCACTGGGGGCGACGACTACGCCCGCTATTGACTGCATAACGGGTAACTACTTCTACATAACCCTTACTGGTAATACTACGTTCTCGTTCTCCAATGTCCCCGCTACGGGTACGTTCTATAAGTGTGTTCTGGAATTAGTAGGCGCGTCTACTTATACGACAACCTACCCAGCAGAGGTTCTTTGGGCCGGAGGTACCGCCCCCACTACACCCGGAGCGGCGGAAATAGACCTGATTGAGCTGTACACCCGCGATGGTGGGACGACGTGGTATGGTGTCCAAACCGGGAATGCTATGGCGTAAATGATATGGCTATTACGAAGATAGAGATTGCGCCGGGGGTTAATCGGGAGGACACCCGGTATGGGGGTAAAGGGACTTGGTACGAGTCCGACAATGTACGGTTCCGGCAGGGCAAACCAGAGAAGATAGGCGGGTGGACGCGTAGTGGTGTTAACACCTTTATAGGTATATGTCGGTCTATTTGGCGGTGGTCTTTGCTTAGTGGGACTGTCTTGCGGGGTATAGGGACTGACGTAAAGTTCTATATTGACGCATCCACTACCTATATGGATGTTACCCCCTTACGGGCTACCGTTGTTCTGACGAACCCCTTCACCACAACGGATACTTCTTCTCTCGTGGAAGTCGCTGATGCCGCTGGTGGGTTTATAGATGGGGACTACGTTACGTTTTCAGGCGCTACTGCGGTAGGGGGGCTAACAATTGATGGTGAGTATGTTATTAGCCTTAATGTTGACGGTACCTATGATATAGATGCGGGTAGCGCCGCAACTTCCTCTGCAACAGGGGGTGGGACAGTCACCGCTGAGTACCAGATAAACATAGGTGGGAGCATTGATGCCACCATGACGGGGTGGGGCGCGGGAGCGT